AGCACTGGATACCACGCCAGCGATACGTGCTGAACCTGGAGCGGCTATGGTCACTTCTTCAGCGCCACCAAACTCAACCACTGTGCCAGCGTCATAGGCCTTGTCTGCTTGATAGTTCTCTGCTAAGTCAGCGTACTGTGCTGTTGTGGCTTGGCCGCTGAACGTGGTAGCATGCACAGTATTAAACTTAAGCGAACTTGAGCCCAGATTGAGAGTGTTGTTGGATGTTGGTGTCAAGTTGCCACCAATGGTGGTGTTACCAGGCAGGGCCGAAGCGTCACCAATCACGGAGTAATTGGTACCATCTGTGGTCAATTCCCACTTGTCTGTGCTTTCGTTCCAACGTAATTGCACTGCCGGATCGTCGCCGCGCAAGACACGGATACCGGCATTTTCTGAAGGGCTGCCGGTGGTAAAGTCGCTGTTGAGGTCGACGATGTTGTCAGCCACGCTCAGTGTCGTGGTGTTGACTGAAGTGGTTGTGCCAGAAATGGTCAAGTTACCTGTGATTACCATGTCGTCACTGACACGCACAACACCTGTACCACTGCCTGTGAGTGTGAGGTCTGTGTTGTCGGTCTTACTGGTTACCGTATCGGACTTGATGCCTGCGGAAAAAGGCACAGCATTACCGCCGCTGGTGGTGACGTTGGTGCCTTCTTGGATCTGCAAGGTGCCTTTGATCTGTACCACACCTGTGCCTACAGGATCCAGCTCGATGTCGCCAGATCCCGAAGTTTGGAATACTAGGTTTTGGTTAGCATCGGCCGAAACAACGATGTTGCCTGAATCTTCTTGGAGAACTTTCTGTCCATTAACATACAAAGATCCGGGACCAACATAGATGTCTCGCCATTGTTTGTTGGCACTACCTAGGTCATAGGTGATGTCTGTGAGCGGTAGCATGGCGTTGGCGGTAAAGATGACAGCAGTAGTACCGTCAACTTTGATGTCGATGTTAGAACCGGTGCCGGTGTCGTTGATGGCAATTGAGCTGTCGTTTTTGTTGATCGACGACACTTCCACATTGCCCGATAGTGTGAGGTTGCCCGACGTTGAGCTGATCGCGCCGGTTGAGGCGTTAATCTCCAATGGTCCCACTTTTAGACCATTTTTTATTACAAAATAACTGTTTGCCATAGTTCCATATCTCCCTTCTGGCTTTTATAATATCACGGGAGTACGTCTCCCGTGATTGTTGCTGCTATCGTTTAAACTACAATATAGTCCTTCTTGACTATCACACTCACTGTGCCCGAAGCCGCTGCGTACTGCAACAGAACATTGGCGCCCGAAACGGTTGCTGTGATAGTTCCCAGAGAACCGTTAGTGGCTATGTTGCCATATTCGGTCATGGTCGCTGTTGTGCCATCGTGTATTACCAGCACTTCGCTGACTTCATAGTCACTGCCTGATGTAGCTTGTATCATATACTTGGCACTGCGATAAGTGGCTTTGGCAAACGAATCAACAGTTGTGGCCGAAGTTGTTGCACTTGTGGCCGCGGCTGTTGTAACAAAAGCACCGCCGGTGTTGATCGAAGTGGTCACTGATCCCGAACCGGTTCCTGTGTAGAAGTTGATACCCGAATCGGTGGGCTCAATTTGCATGAAACCGTTTTCACTGCTTACGCCAGAAATCGTGCTGGTTGTTATCAAACGACGAGTATCGATCACGTCACCTTCTTCGGGAGCTTCAGTAAAGGTCAGCGTTGTACCTGACACCGAGTAAGCTGTCACTGGTATCTGTAACACACCGTTGATTGCGACCACTGTACTGGCCGTAGTCGATACGTTTGCTAAGGTAAAGGCTGTCGTTGATCCATCGCCACTGAACGATTCGGCAGAAATAACTGTAAAATCGCCTGACATACTTTTCCAAGTACTACCTGTATAGACCTCAGGTGTTCCCAGAGTTGAGTTGTAACGCATCATACCCTGTGCGCCAGTAGCGGGCCTCTGGCCAGTGCTTCCTGATGGAATACGAACGGAATCTGTGCCGATGATATTGAGTCTCGCTCCTGCCAGCAAATCTCCTGCGGTGCCGTCACCGCCAATGATCACTTGATCGTAGGTGGCATCAGCCACAGAACGGAATAGTCCTGCTGTGGTATCTCCAGAATGGATGACGTTTTGACCTGCTGTTCCAATGGCGTTGATTATTAACGCATCAGCAGTTATGGTTCCACTGACTGTGGTGTTTCCACTTATGTTACCAGTTAGATCACCTGTGACATCGCCAGTTAGATCGCCAGTGACATTACCTGTCAAGTTACCTGTTACATCTCCAGTTACGTTACCAGTGACATCGCCAGTGACATCGCCAGTGACATCGCCAGTGACGTTACCTGTCAAGTTACCTGTTACATCACCAGTGACATTACCTGTCAAGTTACCTGTTACATCACCTGTGACATCGCCAGTGACATTACCTGTCAAGTTACCTGTTACATCACCTGTGACGTTACCTGTCAAGTTACCTGTTACATCACCTGTGACATCGCCAGTTAGATCGCCAGTGACATCGCCAGTTAGATCACCTGTGACGTTACCTGTCAAGTTACCTGTTACATTACCTGTAAATTCTGCTGCTACTAAATCTTTGTTAAAGCTCCAGGAGTCCGAGCCAGCATTATATATAATAGTTGCGCCAGCACCATCAACTGTTAGACCAGCACCATTGGCTGCGGCAGCATCGGCTGCACCTTTGGCTACAGTTAAGTTAAGGTCGGCAATGTCAACTGTGGTTGAATTAACCGATGTAAGTGTGCCGTTGACAGTGAGGTTTCCACCGATAACGGCTGTTCCGGCAACATATAGATTTTCGCCAATTCCTGCACCACCTACAACAATTAATGCTCCAGTTGACGAACTAGTAGATCCTACATTGCTGGTAATAGTCAACGGAACATTGGCGTCAATGGCGTTTGTGCCTACCGACAAAGCAGAAGTTACAACGGTATTTGCTGTGACTATATTTGCTGTAACGTCACCAACAATGTTGCCTGTGACATTACCAGTTATATTACCTGTTACATCACCTGTGACATTACCTGTCAAATTACCTGTGACATCGCCAGTTAGATCGCCAGTGACGTCTCCAGTTAGATCGCCAGTGACATTACCAGTTAGATCGCCAGTGACATCGCCAGTGACATCGCCAGTTAGATCACCTGTGACATTGCCAGTTACGTTTCCAGTGACATCGCCGGTTAGATCGCCAGTGACATCTCCAGTGACGTTTCCGGTTAAATCGCCTGTGACATTACCAGTTACGTTTCCAGTTACATTACCTGTAATATCGCCTGTAAAATTAATTGCACTCAGATTGCCGGTGAATGTTCCGGCAACTGCTTCAATGTTGGCAAATTCTGCATTTGCATACGCTGTGATATTGATCGCACCGGCTGTACCACCTGTTTCTGTGGTCAGTACGGCAGCAAACTTGTCTTCGGACTCGTCCCAAACAAAAGCAGCGTTTACGTTACCAACACCTGCAACTGAGGCCAAGTTACGATTGACTAAGATACCGATGTCATATGACGGAGCCCCGGTATATCCGTTATTAAATATCACCAATGGGTCGTTGATGTAGGTGTTAGTGCTCTGTATGGTGCTGGTAGTACCTTGTATATCAAGGTTACCAACGATCGTGACGTTAGAATTCAGTGTGAGATCAGGATTGAATACTGAACCTACCAGTGTACCTGGTTTGATCTTGGTGTACTCAATGGTCGAGTCCGTGATCTGGTTATTTTTAATTCGGGTGATGTTAGGCATCCTTGTAGCTCCTAAAATAAATTACTCTTAGCTATTTACCGAAATCGTAGGTAATCACCGCCTGTGACAAGGATTTTAGGTTCTGAGTCAGAGTCGGGGGAATTTTACAGCAAGAAGTAGTAGTACAAAGCTACAATAATTGAAATAACTGTGTGTATTTATATCACCAGGTGCTTAAAGCTGCTCTTACCCAGGTATTTGCAGCCACACACACGTAGATATAATTGCTGTCATAGGCCACTTGTCCAGGGCTACCACTAGCAGTTGCACTGGACGGAGCCGCTGACGATGCCAATCGTGTAGCCACTGTGGTAGCAAGGAATCTCACATCAATGATGTCGGTGGCCAGCGGTGTTTCCGTGAAAGTTATGCTGGTACCCGACACAGAATAAGCGGTGGTGCTTTGCACTACACCGTTCAATGAAACTATCACGCTTTCTGCGGTGGTTTCTTGATCTAATGCGAAAGTATCATCAATGCCATTGGGCGAAATTATTTGAGATTCGATGTTGTTGGTGACTCTGATCCAGCTATTACCATCGTAGAGTTCTGCTGTGGCAAGATCGGTGTTGTATCGTATATCACCGGCCGTGGGCGATGATGGTCGTTCGGATGTGTCTCCCACTGGTAAATTTATCGCAGCAGTTGAAGCAAAATCAATGGTGCCTTCGTTGATAATGGAATCGCTACTGATGGTGGTGTTGCCTATGACGTATCCATTGGCAGTGAATTGGCTATGAGCTGTCCCATCTATGACCACTCCAACATTGCTGGACGTTGCCACCACCGATGTATTGCCGCTGACTATGCGATCGTCGTTGAAATCTAGCAACTGTGTGTCTACATAATTTTTGGTTGCGGCATCTTGTGGGTCAACAGGATCTGCTAGATCGATTATCCTATTTGATGCCAACGAAACTTCGCCGGTGCCGGCTGGATTCAGCACGAGATTTTGATCAGGATCAACTGTGAAAATCGTAGTCCCACTGATCACTAGATTGGCGATATTGGCATCAAGACCGGGGGCTGATCCCACTCCCTTGGGGCCGATGTATCTCGCGCCCGACACATAGATTGATTTACCTGTGACATTGCTGGCTATGGCTGTGGGAAGATTGGTCCCGATAAAGTGTAATATACCAGCCTGATAGTCAAAGAACCATTCGTCGTCGTTGCCAGATCCTGCCCCAATTAATTGCGTACCGGTGGTCTGCGGAGTGGGCCACTCGGCATCGTCAACATAGATTTTGACCAGATACGTGGCACCAAATTCCGGAGGTATCCAGTCTGTGAGATTGGTTTTCCAGGTTCTGTTATCGGTGGCTGTGACATCTTCCTCGCATTCAACAGTGTTAGAATTGTTGCCTGAATCATCGTAGATCTCAATGACATCGGTACTGGCTACGGGTATCACTGAAGGTATATCGTTGGCTCGTTGCCACACTAGATCGCCTCGCATCAGCAAGGAACTAGAAATGCTTTCATTGTAGGCACGCTTGAATTCTAAGGTGTCTGTTTTGGCTACGCCGTAGCCCAACTTCTTCCAGAGATAATCAACTTTTTGTGTATCAGAGATGGCCATTATGCTGCCGCTCCTATACTGACAGAGTTGACGTAGTCCGTAGTAGCCAACTGTATGCGTACCAAACATACATTGCCAGTGGCATTGGAAAGATTCTCTCCGCCCAGGGTCACGGTGTAACTGCCGTTGATCGCTGTTCCTGTGGGTATGCGATCCGATGATGTCACAGCACAACCGTTACTGCCGTTGCCTCCTGCGGCTGTATTGGCACCCGGAACTCCAGATCCGGTGTAGTTGACTGTGGCGTCTAGCCATCCGTTTAACGTAGATGTGACGTCTATGTCGGTGCCGGGTGCAGAGATCCACAATCCAGAAATCTTGCCATTGACAATGATGTCAAAGTTGGCCAATGTAGTCCTACGGAAGGCAAAAGTAAAGTATTGATAACCTGTGCGTCCGGTAGCAAGGTTGGGCCCTGGTGGCAAATATGTAGTAAAATCTGTGGTGACGTTTTTTATCACTCCCCAGCGAGTGACAGCTTCATTGGTTCCGGCCACTGTGGTCGCACCGGTAAATGATGCTGAAGTATAATAATTAGTTGATGAATTAAATGCCGGCGTAGCATCATTGGCGCCACCGGTGTTAGGAATAACAACTCGTCGACCTGCATCCGTATAGGTTCCGCCCAGGCTAGCGGGCACAGCAATGCTCTCTTCGTTGACACCGGTTATGCTTGCCGAATATACATTGATGGGAGTTGATATCTGCTGTGATGTGCTGGTGCCGTTGACATTGGTCACAGTGACACGGAGATATCCCACTGCACGAGCAGATCCATTAATGTTGACATCAAAATTTCCCAGTGCATAAGAGGTGCCGTTTCCGGTGTCAGCTACAGGAATTCCCGAAGAAAGATATGTGACTGTTCCGTCAATGTCTGAATAGGATTTAGATTGTGTTGCTATCAACGAACCGGTGGTACCTTCGAGATCAGCACCATCGCTTACAGTCAATGGATTGCCGTTGTAATAGGTCTGACCAATCCAGTCAGTGACTGTGATTCCCGACGCCGTGACAACTCCACCGGTATTGTAATAAGGCACCCCCGAAATATAACGATAGGTTCCTGCGGTTTTTTCAGTAAGGACAGCCACGGATGCATCAACTGTGGGTACATCAGTGACGTCGTCGCGCACAAATCCCACGGTGTTGGTTGACCCAGCAATGCTGTGCGTGAGTTGAAAAGTGTTGTAGCCTACCGGCAACGAAGAAATAGATTTAGAAATTCCAGCATCAAACACCTTGTAAAATCCAGTGGGATAAGTGCTAGACGACATAGCAAGATGCGCATCACGATCGTCAATGACAACCAGACTGGTGTATGTTCCGGACTTGTTTGATGCAGAATCAAAAGTCACTGAACCATCACTGGCAGCATTGACGTTGGCTGTTAATGTACCCGACACCGATGTGTTTGCGTCGGTGATGGTATTAGAAACCACTGTACCTGCGATGTATCTTGTCACTGTGCTGCCAGCAGCTGGCATAGCACCGCTGCTGTTATTGGTGGCATTGTAGACCAATCTAGGATTGGTGCCTTGGCTGGCAGTGCTCATTGAAAGTGTTTTGGCACTGAGATTGTCAGGAGCAACTGGATTGGCAGCAATGGTCAACGATCTTGTTTTGCTGTCAGTTTGCGAGATAGTGTCCGGAGTTCCGGCCACTGACAAATTTACGTTTTTGATCCCGGTTGTGGTGTAGGAGTGTGTTATATCTCCGCCGGTAGCAGTTCCTGGGTCTCCTTCGTTGAGAGAGCCCGACGAAGTAGTATCTCCCCAGTCCCAAGTGTAGGTTTCAGCATGTTGCGTTTGTGGGGAGAATACAAATTCTGCACGGTCTTGGCCAAAATAGTCGGTGTAGACATAACCTGTGGTTGTATTATCACCAACACGATCGCTGACTACATTAGCAGCAATCGAAAAATCAGCTCTTACATCGGGTTCAACAGATATCACTGTTGGCAGTGATGAGAACGGTGACAGAGAGTGCCCGTTAATGACTTCCAATTGCACCGAAAATTCTTGGGTGACACCATTGAGTTGATCTTGCTCGTTTAATAAAAACGAGTATTCGATGGGCGTCAATGGATTTCCGGCCACACCCGTGGCAATATTTACTTGGGTGTCATTGCCATCTCCCCAAACCCAACGATATCGATTGTCGGCAAATACTGTGGTCGCTCCGGGCAGAGTGGCTGTGGTATTGTCAAATGATACCACACCTCCGCCAACCAATTCATTGACCACAGTGAGAGTATTTGCGGTAAATTCTGGCTCGTGTTCGCTGTAGACTTTGATGGGATAAGGGTCGCCTTGTACTGTGACCGGGCTAGGACCGGCTGTATCGCTGGTGACATCTAATCGCAATTCATAGAGAGTGTCACCCCCAACATTGGTATAGGTATGCGACTCTGTGGTCCAACTGGGGTCTGGAACTAGAGTATCGCCATCGCCCCAGTCAATGAAATAGCTGGTGGCATACAAACTGTCGTCGCTGATGAGTATGCTTTGCCCTGAGTCGATTTCGTCGGTGCTGACAAACAGTCCAGATATTGGTGTAGGGGTGTAAAGCGTAAAGTAATTGGGCTTTATTTCATCATCTACCGACCCACGAGCACCAGCATCGGGATCTCCATTTAATGTGCCGGCAACATTGTAGGCACGAAAAGAAACAGTAAATGTGCCGCCTTCAACATCATCGTAGGTGTGCGTTACTGTGGGACCATTGGTACTGGTATTGCCGTCACCAAAATCCCAAAAATATGAATTGGCTGTGCCGACATAACTACCGGTGAATTGCACAGTCTGCGGACTGGGTCCTGCTACTACGTCAGAAGTGAAATTGACTTGACCAACATAGGTACCTTTGGCGATGTTCAAGGAAATCTGATTGAGATCGTCGATGGCATCAGTGACCGTTACAGTCTCGGTCCAACCTTGATAAGATGCGTTGGCTGTCAGGCTTCCGTCGGTGGGAGATCCCAATATGATCTGCATGCCTGTGGCATTTGTAGCTTGTGCCAGTGTTCCGATGTCTTGCCAACTTAGAGTTCCGGACCCGTCAGTGGACAACACATATCCCGATGTTCCTCCACCAATGGCGAGATTGGCTTCGGTTCCAAGATTGATCTTTCCTGTCAGCGATGATATTGAGTCAGAAGAAACAACTATGTTGCCAAATCGTGCTTCTCCGTTGACATCAAAATCATACTGTGGTGAATCTGTTTTGATGCCAACTCGACCGTTGTTATCGGTTTGTTGTTCGTTGACGTCGAGATATATCAGGTTGCCTTCGAATCGTAGATCGACCCCTTGCCGTTCAAGGTTATTGTACAGCAATGCACCCGAAATTCTACCTATCGACATCTTGAGTCCTTATACAGCGTCAGTGCTGTTGAAGTTATACATTATGACTATTTTATTGGGACTCGATGGGAGATTTGGCGCTGGCGGGGGGCTGGTAAATCTAATAGCATTGCCCATGATGCTATAGTTGACATTGGGCTCTTGGAAAACTCCTCCAATGAAAACCAGTACATCTGTGGCATTGGCCACTGGATCGTCCATGACAAAATCTGTGATTACTCCGTCGCCGATTTCTTCTTGGACCAAGATATTTGTGTTTCCAATGAGTGCAATATCTCTCCATGCACCATTGAATGTGTATTGTAATCGGTCATTGTCGCTGTTGAATCTAATAAGGCCGTCAACCAGTGTTGACGGACCTTCGCTGGTCGCTGTGGGCAATCTCAGTGCGTATTTTGAATTTTTTAAATATCGTCCCATGTGTACCTATCAATCTTATAAAGTTGCATAGCTGACAGTGGCATGCACTACTCCGCCAACATTGGCTGATGCAAAAATATCATCACCATCTGACAACAGCAATTTTTCTGTGTCAACCACATAGGTATCTGTGGCTTCAATGATCAAATTACCATAAAATTTATTGCTGTCGGCAGCCGTGTCACCATCTGCAACTGCATGCAAGTTTATGCTGACCGATCCGGCAGAAGAATTGTACAGATAAATTACCGTGATGGCTTTTTCTCCGGCAACGTCAATCAATGCCGCTGCGGATGTTGTTAGTGTTGTGTTGGTTATGGCCATTGTTTAATCCTAAAAAATCAATGCGTATAAAAATGCTGTGCGTTTGGTCACTAGCTCTTCATTGGTGACTGCACTGTTAGTGACATACAGTCCTGATTTGGCTGTTCCGGGTTCACTAATGGTCAATGAAACGGCTGACGCCACGTTGCCAATGGAAAAACCATTGATGTCAAGATTTCCTCCCAACGTGGGTTGTGGGTCATCAATTACTGCAGATAAACCAGTTGATCCCGAAGAGCCTTGCAATAGATAACGCCACGTGACTCCGTCTTCGGTTGCTTCCCAGGCGCCAATGGCTTCATTGAATCTCAAACCAACATTAGGCTCAGACCCTCGATCTATTTCGATACCAGAGTGTTGATCTACTCCGGTGATACCTGCGCCCACTTCTCCGTCATTGAGAACAATGGTTTTATCTTGTATAGCGGTATTTTGTATTGAAGTTTCTGTGGCCGTTCCGCCAACAATCAAGTTCCCGTCAATTATGACCTGTGGAGCTCTAATGGTATAAACATCGCTGACTATTTTTTTAGCTGGCATTTCGAGTACCTTTTGTGATCTTTAGTATTTATGAGCACTAAAATATCTAGGTAAACTCAAAATTATGGAGAAACTATACCAACTACGTCATCGTGTGCATTGCTGGCTCCCACTATCCAACGGAATCTTTCTCCATCGGCTCTCCATACATGCCTGTTACTGATGCGTACTATGTTGAATGATCCTTGGACAGCATGGGTGGCTGTGATGGTCATTTGCCCTGGTCCGGTGATACGTTCAACTAGTCGACAACGACTTTCACCTTCGTCGGTGGCTACAACAAAACTTTTCTGTGTGACTGCGCGGAGTATATCGCCCACCATTCTACGTGTTCCTCCTACTACCCAAGCATCAGAGGAAATAGCGTCTTGGCTACCTTGATAGTAGCGTGAATTTAATGATCTTGACATAATATTATTTATAGCCAACAAAAAACCGCCTTGCGGCGGTTTTTTGACCTTCCCATCCCTGAGTTGGTGTTTTTCTCTGATTAGGAGAAAGACAGATTGCTGATAGCAACTTTGCCCAGATAGTCGGCAGCGTTACCCAGCGACGAGGCTGTGTTTGTCAGCTCTACGTAACCGTAACGTGTCATAAAGCCCACGACTGGTTCGAATGTGCTGGGGTCGAGCACAACGCCAGAACTCATTAGAGGTACATATGGGCAGTAGAACGCAGCGGCATCAGCTTCGCTGGAACCTTTGTAACCAACGAGAACGTCAGTTGAATCGGAAGCGTAGCTGTCAACGTAGATGCGCATTGCACCGTTCAGTGTACCAACAAACTTGGTGTTTGTGGGAGCTTCAAATGTGCCTTCAGTTGTGCGGGCAAAAGCTGATGTTGTTGCAGACTGTAGAACAGTCAGAGCAGCTGGGCTAACAACGGCCCAGTTACCAGCACCACGACGTGTGCGCTGAGCGATACGGTTTGCAACACGGTTGATCAGAACTGCAAGAGCAGCGTGCTCGTCACCGACGAATGCTGCGGCACGACCGTCTACTGCTTGTACAGCAGCTTGGTCAAATGTTTCTTGAACTGAACCAGCCAATGTGCGGAGGCTACCAAGAACTTCTTGGTCGATCTCAACAGTGATCTCTTGTGCAAGAGCGGCCATGATTTCTGCTTCAACGTCTAGGCCATGCATGGCTTGTGCGTCTTGAGCAGCTTCAAATGTCCAACGAGCAGACAGTTTACGTGTTTTGGCTTCGACCACTTGCTTGAGGATCTGCACGTTGATCTTGCGACCAGGTGCGCCTTCAAGTGTTGCTGTTGAAGCGGCTTTACCATTGGGATCTGTGCCTGTACCAGAATAGGCAGTGGCGATCTTGAATGGGCTCAGTGCTTCTTCACCGGCTGTCACGTTGTCGTTGCTTTCAGCGTAACGAACGCGAAGTGTGTGGATCTGAGCAACAGGACCTGTCATGGGTTGAACACCAACGATTTCGTTGGCGATAACTGTAGGCATTACTCGACGGATAACTGGAAGAATAACGCGGTTCAGTGTGGCAATGTTGCCGGATGCTGTTGCGCCACCAGTGGCTGCTTCAGACAGATACTTCTTTGTGTTCTCAAGAATAACAGACATGCTGGTACGCTTGGAACCTTGGAGGCCTTCGAGCAGAGCTTCTTTGGTCTCGCCCCAGCGGCTCTCTAATAGTGCTTGTGTCATTTTACCTTTTCTCCTTTAGGGTAAGTTATTTAAGCCCTGCCAAACGCTTGATTTCGATGACATTGCTGACATCAGCCTCAGCGGCGGTTTTAGCAGTTTTATCTCCGGTAACTTCAACACGACTTTCGGCGATCACTTGCTTTTGGCTCGATGATTTGCCTTGTGTGTTGATAACAGCCGGAAGATACTTTTCAAATGCAGCTTGAAGTTTTTCAGTCTGCACTGATTCTAACAGCTCGCTCATTACAGCGGCTTTGTCCTTGTTGAGAGTCTTCAGCAGCGAAGACATAACGTCTTTGCGCTCTGACAGATCTTTGGCAACTCGGATCTCTTTTTCTTTTGATTCTACAATCGCTTTGGTTTCTTCAACTTGACGAACCGCTTCGTTGAGTTGTTGATCCCGTTCGGCGACGGCTTCGCGCAATTTAGCGATTTCTTTGTTCTCATTGAGATGAGTAACACTAAATTCACTGGCAAAGGCCTCAAAGATTCTACGACCGAACATGTTTTCACGTGCGACCGAGATATCTTCTTTGAGCTGGGTCAGTTCAGACTCTAGCTTGTTGGCAACACTCTCTTTGACCAATGCGGCAGCTTTTGTTACAAAGTTCTTTTGGAGTTCGGCCAGCTTTGTCTTGGCTTCTGCTACCAATTTCACTTTGGTTTCAACCACTGCACGTTTGTCTTGCTCGAATTCTTGGATTTCTTCGGCCAGAGCGCCAATCACAAACTTTTCGAGTTTGGCAATGCTGTTCTCGTAGGTTTTGCGATCACCGCGCAGTTCTTTGATTTCTTCGGCCAATTTAGTGACCATGAAATCATTGAACTTCTTAGAGCTTTCTGTCATGTGAACTTTGAATTTCACACGATCTTCAGCCAAAGCAGCTTTTTCTGTCTTGAATTCTTCGATTTCTGCTGTGAGAGATTCTGTTACCATCTTGTCCAGAGCTTCAACCATTAATGCTTTATCGTGCTGATAGCGTTCCGCAAATTCCTCGCGGAGTTCAGCGCGGACTTGCTCGCGAGCTTCTGTGAGCCGGGCTTCCCAAGCTTCAGAAATTGCTGTGCGAGTTTCCTCGTTGATGATGCCACTATCTAGCAATGGTTTGATAGCATCTAACATCGGATGTTTCTCCTATAGTTTCAATTCGTTGATGAGGCGTACCACGGCCTCTTTCATGTACTTCTGTACTCTTTGATCTGTGTTGGCTTCACGTGCCATTTCCATAATACCAGCACCACCTTTCATGTTCATCAGGCTTTCGTAGATTGCCTTGGGATACGCATGAGGTGCACTGGGTTGTGCAACCACGTCCACGGTAATGATTTCAAATTCACTGACGTGTCCGCTTCCTTCATTGACATTGCCAGAACCACGGCTTGAAACACCAAGTTTCACACCGGCTTCCAGCATACTCTTGACTAGATTTCCCATGGGGGTAGGAAGAATCTTGAGCTTGCCGTGACCGCAAGGGCCATCCATCCACATTTCTGTGATCATATGGCTTACACGGTCTAAGTTGATTTTTAAATCATCGGGATGGTCTACTTCGCCTAACACTGAATAACCACCTTTAATTTGTTCATTGATAGTAGAAACAGCCTTTTCAATTTCGTGAATAGGATATACTCTCTCGTTGGCGTTTTTTACTCCGCCTTCGATGAATATACCTTTCATGTAGAGATTCTTACCATCATCACTGCCTTCAACTACCATGCGGGCGCGGTCAAAGGTAAGATTTTCTCTGAGATATGCGGCCATTCCTTACAGTCCTTACAGTCCTTTATTCGCCTGTTTTAGCAGCAGGAGCTTTTTCCAAACTACCAGCTTTGGCACCAGGAACATTTTTGTTACCGCTGTTGATGGTAGCAGGAGATTTGACTTTGCCGCCTTGCTCTTCACCACCTTGAGCTAGGTTCTTGGCAGAACCGCCCATGTTATTTTTTTTGGCGACCACACTGGCTTTGTTGTCGGCGCCTTCGGTGTTGGAAGGAGCAGCAATCTTTTCCACGTACTCACGCAGTTTATCCAGCTCTTCTTGGCCTTCTTTGACTTCGTCTTCTTCGGACTCGTCTTCTTCTTTGGTTTCTTCCTTGGATTCACCAAAGGGTTTTTCTTCGCTGTCAGATTCCTCTGGGCCCATTTCGCCCATCAGCTTGTCAAATTCAGCTTTGAGCTCGTCGAGCGCATCTTCGAGATCCATGACTTTGTCTTCGAGATCTTCTTCGCTGCTTTCTTCGCCGGGCATTTCATCAGAAAACTCAGCATCCATTTCGCTGTCGTCGGCGTCGATTTCTTCGCCTTCGTCGTCGCCAAATTCCATGTCTTCTTCTGAAATTCCTTCTTCGTCGGCAGTGATTTCGTCGACTAGATCTTCAACTTCGTTGCCACCAACAGCCTCAAGCTGCTCGTCATCTAGTAGGCTTTCATAGATGTCTCGACTTTTTTCGACCACAATCTCGTGAAACAATTCACGAGCTTTAGATTCTTGATCATTGATAATGTACTCAATGAGTTTTTCGTACTTGTTCATTGTAAAGGACTCCCTTAAATGTGTATTCCGTATGACTATTTACAAAACTACGTAGATAACCGCGAGAAAATCACTGATTTTTGCTCAGTTTTATGACAAAATATTATGTAAGACTACGGAATTTTAGTTCAGGCTAAAGCCGGGGCGCCTGCTTCAGCCGGGGCGGCGTACTGTTTAGATACCGATTCAAGCTCTTGTTCTTTTTCAAATTTACGCACATCGTTGACCATCCTGATACGGTTGATTTGCGCAAATGTCAGCCGCGTTTTTCTTGTGTCGGTGATGTCCAAAGAAGAACCATCTTCGGATTTTGTGCCGTAGCCAGTGGGGAGGTCTTTTCCAAATTCAATCAGTAGCATAGAGCTATTTACCCAATTTGACCTTAAACCGCTGGTGCTGGTGGAGGTGCTGCGGCCACTGGTGGAGCTGCCATTGGCGCACCGGGTGCTGCTGGTGCTCCTTCGCTGCCGGCCACTATTTCTTCGCCTTCGGCCGGGGGCGCAAACATTTCTGAATCAGATTCAATACCTCCCGGGGTGATTCCCACTGCACGTAGACCGGGTGTTTCGCTGGCCGATAGCTCGTTATGCTCTTCTTTCCACATGATTTCATTTTCGGCTATCTCTGACTCGCTCATGCCTAGATAACGTTTCATCAAGAAACGCTTGCTCATGTAAGGAAACCCTTCGAGCTGTGTGAATGTGTTTATCCTAGCACCGTCGACGTCAGCTTGCCGATATTGCGCAAAGTTTTGAGGTTCTTCAAAAACCAGATCAAACAATTGATTGTCGATGTTGATGCCGCGCCAGCGCATAAAAAGTTTAAACTCTCTATCCAATGTATCAACTATCAAGCTCTGCAAACGCTTGCAGTATTGATTGAAGCGCCATTCTTGTATCAGTGCGGTTCCCACTCTCCCATCGGTGACACTTTGCGTGCCATCATCCATCCCAGTGGGCAAATAGCTAGATGGTATACGCAAACCACGGAACAGTTTATTAGTGAAGAATTTTAAATCGGTGATCTCACCAAGATTTGATCCTCCGGCCAATGTGTCCACTGAGGACCCACGTCCATCAGCGGTCTGTGGGAAAAAGTAATCTTCGTTGGTGCTGAGTGGATTATATGTGGCATCCATCATGTTGGCACCACCACCTGTTTGAGTGGGAATACGACGCTGATGTATCTCGTTTTTGATTCGTTCGACAAAAGCCATGGCCATGTGTGGCGGCATATTTCCTGTGTCAATTTTAAATATGCGACGTTCAGGAGCACGTTGCACTCGATAAATGATAATGGCGTCTTCCAGCAGCTCTTTTTGTTTGAAGACCTTGAAGATATTTTCCAACACTGAGTTACCAAACGGCCAGAACATGTCCAGGCCTTCTGTGAGGCTGACATGCACCACATGTTCGGCATTGACTGCTGCTTCGTTCTGAGCATGACTAAAACGGCTTCCGCCTGTGTAAGGAGTACCGGGTTGTATATAACCCGAACCACCACCACCTGGACTGTTGCTGTAGGTTTCTGTGGCTGCGATGGCTGTGACCGTGAGGTTTTCAAAATTGGGATTGATGTCTTTGATCACATATTGCTCGGGCTTCTTACCTTCGGCTTCGTTGACTATGACCTTGACCACTTTGTTCATTTCTACCCAGAACAATTTAAAAGTTTCAGGGTCACGTATAAAGACTTGATCACCGTATTTTAGGGTGTTACGCACTATCTTAAAGATGCGTTTGTTGAGTTCATTGAGATTGACCCATTGTTGCAGTTGTTCTTTGAGTATTTTTACTTCGTTGTCAGTGGGTGTTTCATTGAATTCTAGCGCAAATGGAGTGTTGTTTTCGCTGTTTTTTTGTGTGCAGAATTCTCCCAGGATGTCCAAAGATGCATTGATCTCTGAGTCCATGTCCATCTGTTCGTACTGGTTGTACCGATCCAATCTATTAGGATGCCCGGTATAGACGTCAGGCAAATTGCTGGCCCAATTACGATAACCAGGTTCTGTCATGCGCGATGATCCCGATATGGGGCTCAGATTCGACATACCATTGTTGATCGACGATGTTTTAAAATATTTTTTCCAGGACATTGGGAGTTTTCTCTTAGGGTCTTATATTTACCGTGATTACAGCATGTCTCGCATCATTTCTTGCGCTTCTCTGCTGCGTTCCATTTCTCGTTTGAGCTCATCCTGTTTGGTGATAAACTGCTCAAACAAACCAATCATTCGATTTTGTGCATCTAGTAGATCGGTTTTGCCTTCGCCGGCCAATGAAACTCCACCAGATTCTACTCGGCTGCGTCCTTCTTTGAGTTGTGACAATGAATCAGTGAAACCTTTCATCATTTCTGCGAGCTGTGCTTGACCTGAATCTGATTTTTCCAGTTCTCTGACTTTGGCTGTGGCCATCTCGACCAACTTGAGCTGCGCTTCGCCAAAACTGCCACTGATGTTTACTCCTTCAGCCATGGCATCTCTAGTGCTGCCGGTGATCATCGTGGCAGCTCGAGCCAGTTTGTCATACCAGTCTGGTTCAAACTGTATGGGTACTTTTTCATTTTGTAGCGGGATAACAGCTTCTTTGCCATGCAACACTGCGAGGTGTCCTGACTCAGGACCTTCTGCGATGCCGCCTCCGGCATACTGTGGCAATTCAAAACCTTCGAGAGCCATAGAACTGCCAGCTTTTCTTTCTTGATCTGCTTGGCGTGCTGCTGCAACTTCTCCTTCTTTGGCAAGTCGTTTTTCCATTTCCAATTGAGTTTCTGGAATATCGGCCCCTAACTTGCGCATGACATTGATCATGCCCATCATGGCATCGCCCAGTAACTCGGAATATTTTGGCATCATCTGCGTGGCCAGGGTCTCCAGCTGGATGCTGAATTTCATGGCCGCATCAGTGGCATTGGCAAAACCCTGGCTGGCAGCATCGGCTGTGACTGCTTGTGCTTCGTTGGCTTCGGCTGATTTATCTACAGAGTCAGTGTCGTAGAGAGCCGATGATAATATTTGATTCTGGAAGTCAGCAGCACCTTGTAGCTGAGTGGCTCCCAGTCTGGCAGCCATATTAAGTTGGGCATTGCCTCCTCTGACTAATTTTTCTTGTTCCTGCTGGGTGCGGGCAGCTTGTTTTAATGTCTCTGATTGGACAGCACTGGCATCTTTGGCCGAGTCTTTGATGTTGTTGTAGCCTTGCTTGAACAATTCACCCAGCTGAGCATTTTGGCTCATGGCAATGTTGGTGTTCTGATCTG